CCAACACCCGATGGTTTACTCCCGGGGCCCATGATCGGGCGCACGTTGGGACGCGCGGCCTGGCACTTGGACTGGTCCAATGACGGAAGCCAGTCATCCAAGTCAATGGCAATCGGAATGCTCCAGGATGGTTACCACGTGCCTTTCGTGCGTGAGTACTTCCTACGCGTGCTGGAATTGTGCCCGGGGCCGCTTGGCGGCCGTCCAAAACCGGGAATGCATGCGGGTAGGCGCCACGAGTACGGGCCCGAGACGTGGGTTTTCGTGGAGCGCAGGTACGGCTTGACTCCAGCGGACCTGCCGCCGTTTATTGCCCTGCTCCGGGGCGTGCGGAGCTTGCCAGCCGTTGTCAATTGGGAGCCCATGGAGCGCTGCTGGGCCATTGACACCGCCTGAGTGGGGTGAGAAGTCCCACAGTGAATATATTGTACAACTTCTGACCCTGGTCTTGACCTGACCATAACTGAACAGACGAAAATGGCGAAAAAGAGAGGAGCGAAACTTAAGGCCGCTGTGAAGGCGGCTGTCGAGAGCGCAGGAGGCGTTGCCGCGCTGGCGTCAAAGGTCGACAAAATGGCGATGAAGGTCGACAGGATGGCCGGCGAGGCGAAGGATGGACCAGCGCGCCGCGTGGGCACGAAAGTCGGGCAGGCCTTGGGCATGCCCGGGTTCGGCGCCCTCGTTGGTCGCGGCATTGGTAGGGTTTTGGGGACGGGCGACTACACTGTAGTCAACTCGCTCATCAAACCCGGGTCGGAAGCGCCGTACGCACGGTCTCCGGTCCCGTCCTTCGGGTCGTCACGCCGCGCTGGACAGGTCGTAAGGGTGCGACACAGGGAGTACGTGGGCACGTTGAAGAGCGGTCAGGGCACCCCGACCGGATTCACGGTGCAGAATTACCGACTCAACCCCGGTAACCCGTACCTCTTCCCGTGGCTCTCGGCTGGTGTAGCCCTGAGCTACGAGAAGTGGCGCCCACTCGGCATTCTTGTCGAGTTGGTGTCCCTGGCGTCGGAGGCCGTGACGTCGTCGCCGTCCCTGGGCGTCATGGGGATAGCGATGGACTATAACGGGCTCGACCCAAACTACTCGTCCAAAGCGCAGGCGGAACAATCCGACGGCTGCGTGAGTGCGAAAGTCAGTGAGGACGTGATGTTTGGCATCGAGTGCGACCCGAGTCAGCGCCCATACCAACAGTTGTACGTCCGCACAGGAGCGCCCTCAGGCGGCGTTGCCGCGATCAACACGTTTGATCTCGGCAACCTCCAGATGTTCTCTCAGGGAGTGACCGGCACCAATGCTGACCTAGCTGAGATCTGGGTCACGTACGACATCGAGTTCGATACCGTCGAACTCGAGGGGGGTCTCACTGGCAACCAGTGTTACGTGGCGGGCTTTCAGGGCACGGCGGTGACCTCGGCCGCGCCCATGGGCGTCAGTTACCTCCGGTACGGTAACACGTGGTTCCCCACGTTGAACACGACCGTCTTCGGGTTCCCCGACTACATCAGTGGCACGTTCGACGTTGCTATCGAGTGGCAGGGAGGCGCAGCAACCTACGCAGCGCCAGCCGCTACCCTGGCGGGCAACGTTTCGTACGTTGCTGCCTGGCCTAGCGGCTACCTGGTTACCAACCCTTACGGTACCACGTCCGGCGCCTCTGGCACGGGCTGTTACTGGCGGGGTGTCGTACAGGTCACTCCTGCGTCGGTTTACAACCAGGCACCGGCGGCCAACCACATCAGCTTTGACGGGACCGGCACGTTCGGCAGTTCGTGCGTCGTTAACGTCATGGTGATGCAGTTGCCCGCGCAGCCTAG